TTCACAGAAAAACCACGCTCGCGCAATTGGTCTTCGTGACCGTCAACCCATACGTGCCATAAAGACACCGACTCCGCATCAGCTTCGGCGCATTCAAGCACGTCGGATATGATCGACTTCCACTGTAGCGCGTCCACGTATAGCTTCTTGGGAATGTCTATGATTTTTTGCAGATCGTCGTTAACGCCCGCTTCGAACCAACCATTCACCTCACCATAACAGCCAATGCGTTTTTGAGAAGCGTAAGCAGCATCACACTTATTGACAGGCCGACCAATACAAATATGCAGTAAAATGCTAGCATCATAATATTAGCAAGCACATCACAGATTATATTTTTCATTATTCTACCTCCGGGTCATTCCTCTGAAATCTCGAAGTGGTGCAGTACAGCCCCATATTGCTCAATAAACTGTTCAAACTGGTAACTTTCATCACCAGGGAATTTAAGCGCTGGCTCTGATATTGTATGGTTAAGTCCTGAGATAAGCGCCCGCACGACAAGCGCGACTTCATACGGTGTAATGTCAGGCTTTGGATTAAATGTAGCTATTTTTGTCATCGTTCTGCCTCCGGGTCATATTCAACTCTTTTATTCGCAACTAGGATCATACGTCTTACCACACTCGGCACATACCAGCAATGGCCCGTGCCCCGCGTAGCTGTACGCCTCCATTGCAGCGCATAGCGGGCAACGATGCGCCACAATGACGGGCGTGTGGCTCTCTCCGAAGTGCGCCACGGTCACATCGTCCACCTCGGCGGTTTGTTCTGGTTTAATGATTGCGTCGATGTCGTCTACTCCGAGGTCGAGCAGCATCATCTCCGCGAGCATAGCATTAGCGCGTGTCGCAATACCAAAGTCCAGCGCCCCGGCAACGGCGGCCCGCGTATTGGCGTCCATCGCCATGGCAATGTCCGTCGTCTCGATGTTTGCTGGCAGGCTAGTAGATATTTCGCTTTCGTAGCTGGCAAATTTCGCCCCGCTGATCATCTCAGAGAGGCGTAATGTCGTCTCTGTGATGTCAGACCACACTGAGGCCCAGAACAGTTGATATCGCTGCCAGGCTTGCTGTGGACCCTGTGCTCCAATCTCTGCCACACTTTTATTTTGCGCCGCGTCAATTCTGCCAACGTCGGGCAGCGTTACGTGCAGCGCCGTCGCCAGTTGCGTCGCTATAGTCAGCGTCCCGGTCTGCGCATCCCCGGCGGCGCTGCCCAGCGGGAGCCGCGTGCGTTCGGCGGCTTCGTTCTCTAATGCCGTTGATCCCGCTGCCGGGCGTGGGTTTGTGTCGTAGTATGCACCCGCCGACGTTGCCAGGGACGATTGCAGTTGTGCGATGACATCCGTAATCGTGCGACTTCCGCCTTGCACTTTTAGTTTGTCGACGAACATCGCCACGGCGGAAAATACAGCGGCGTATTCCCGCAACATCTGTGCGTACACATCCGACCACGGGATGGCCTTGTAAAACTCTGGCCAGCCGCGTCCATCACGGTCGCGGTTGCGCAGTGCTGGTACGATCGCGGTAAATGTCCCGCCGTTTTCAAGTGCGTCAGCGGTCGCGTTGATGTCCTCGACGCCGCGCGGCAACTCCACGCTCTCGAGGCGGTCACGCAGTCCAAAGTAGGTGAAGGCGTCGGGGATGGCTACCTGTTTCTGCTCCGTCTGCACGATGTACCAAACGTTGATGCTTTTGTCATTCTTCGGATGAACGATGTTCAGCACGGCCAGTGTGTCGAATGTGCGCCACGTCACCGCGCCGTCTAGTCGCGAGGCGTATGCCACGAAGAACACCTCGCCGTCGGTCAATACGTCCTGGCTCAGTTCGTGAACCACTGGCTGCCCGAATAACGCTCGGTTACGCGGCGCGCTCCAGCATTCTGACCATACCACATCGGCTTGCGGGTCTACCGCCGTGATTGCCAGCTTGCGCCCAAAGCCCCAGTCCGTCCATGTCTTCGTAGCGTTGCTGATTTGCACATCGGCATCGAAGGCGTAGCGGCACGCCTTCACCGCCTGGATGCGCGATCCTGCTCCGATGGTGTTCTGTCCGATGATATCGTAGCGGCTCTGGTCAATGAGTAAGTCCAGGAGGCGCGGGTCAAGTTCCGCCAACCTCTGGCGGAGCATCGGCGCGGATGTCTCGAACGCCATCTGTTTGGCAGCCTCTTGCATTGTCTGCGCAATGCCGTTTAGCGCCGTGATTTGCCGGTCGATCTCTGATTGTCGTCTGAATGGATTTTTCACCTACACCTCCAGCTTTGCACCGCAACATTGGCAATACACAACATCGTCAGGATCAATATCGAAGTCTGATATAAGCACGCGGTACGGAATGTTCATTTCTTGGAGAGGACGCGCACTCATATCTAAAACCGATAGAATCACCATCCCCATATTATTTTCACACTCTGCGCCGACTACGTGTACAACCTTTGACGCTCTTGTTTTTGCGTTGATGAGCGCTTCGAGTTCCTCAAAGGTAATGATGATTTGAATATTAGGACGCATCGTTACACCTCCAACTCTACATCATCCAGCGATAGACCGTGCTTCAGGCGTTCGGTTGCAAATGCGCTGATTAGCTTGGCTTGTCGCTCTGATAACGTGTCTATCATTTTCAGAAAGTTCGTACCAGCCACGTGCTTATATGGCTCGCTCCACTCGATGAAGATTCCGCATAACCGCGCCGCGTAGACTATCGACCACGCGCGCGATACGGAGGGGTCGTGGAGTTCAGCTATGCGCTTGAATTGGATTTTCATCAGTTCACCTCGGAGCATATACTACCCGCGACTGTTCGGCGGGCGCGTTACGTTCGTGCCACAAATGCGGCCCGATGATGATTTGAATTACTGCATCGGCGCAATCTGTCGAACGTCCGATACGCTTTCTGATTTCGTCTTTGCTCTCAACAACCATTTTGCTATTGCTCGTAACGCGCTTAATGTGTGGCGCGGTTAAGTCCCCGGTTAATTCATCGTCTGGCGGTAAGCAAACTTCGACTCCCGATGCTGGGTCTAGCAACTCACGTAACATCCACCATCCCGCCGCGCGCCAGTTCTCGAAGCCTAGCTCCCCACTGATGTCGGTGAAGTTTGTTTTAAATGCTGCATTAAACGGGATTGACAGCTTCTTCATTTCTATAAGGCGATGCTGTACACCGGCCCCCAGTCCAATCACATCCACCACCGCTGTTCCGCCCAGATTTAGAATTCCCGCTACCTTCCCAGCAATCTCCATCGTCGTCACTGACGGGTCAATTGCAAAAGCGCTTGTGCGTATCTCTGATATTTTCGCGCCATCGTAACACAATGCCATAGTAATCTTGTCTCCGCCAGTTCCCCCGCCAACATCGACACCCACGCCGTTAAAAATGCGGCTCGGCTTTCCCGCGTCATTCCAAGCCTCCCAGCGTTCGTTGGCGCGTTCTATCCACGATAACGGGATAATTCCCTCAGTTTGACTAGATGCAAACTCACCTAACACGCGGTTCTGGTAAACTGCCGATCCTTCTCCCCATTGCCTTTTGCGTGCTTGTGCCCATTGTTCAGAAATACGTCCTGCGGCAATGGCTTCGTCGAGCGTAATATGGACCGCTTTCCAGTCCTCGTACCCTGCCTGGCGTTGGTGAATCTGACAGAAGCGTCCTTGCGGTTCTCCTGGTGTACTGATCGCTAGCCAGTAACAAACACCGGTTGAAAATGCACCCTCCGCGCTATCCCACATATTATCCGGGATGGCTTTCGCCTCATCGAATACATACAATAATTGTGCGCCGTGTGCCCCCTCGATTGTCAGGCTGTCGTTGCTGGCCAGTGCGAACGCTTCACCGTTCCTCAGTTTGATACTTAGGTCTAGCAGTTCGTCGCGATCCGCTAGCGGGCCACGCCAACCGACAATGTCCCACTTGACGCGCCGCGCCCACTTCTTGACTTCGGGCCACAGAAATTTTGTTAATTGTCGCCACGCGCTGGCCGTCGTCGGTATCTTCCAGTCGTCACCGTTGGCGTCACGGGTTAGCGCAAACCACAGGATAAGCCGCGCCGCGAGTGCCGTCTTGCCCAAGCCGTGCGGCCCCCTAACGGCAACGCGGTGCTCCGCTTCCAGGTCTCTAGCAATATCTAGCTGATACGATGAAAGCTGGTCGTCGAAGCATTCTGCGTTGAAGCGCACTGGGTCGTGATAGTATTTCTCTGTGAAGGTGCTTTTAGGGTCGCGCCTATTCTGCGTGCGCTGGCGTAACTCAAGCGCCGCCTTTGCTCGAAGTTGCAAGGACGGCATATAGATCATCACCTTTCGCCAATCGCTCTAATTGTTTGTCGGTTAAGTTTGCCAGATCGACGGTTACATTCTCGCCGCGCGTCGTCTGTGCATAGCCACGATCGCGGCCCTTGTATTGCAGATACTTCCAAGCGTCCCCGGATTCGACAATGCCTGGCTCTTGGCGCTTCTTCAAATCGCGCTGTTGTTGTAGCGCGGCCTGCATATTCCCCAAGATAATGCTTTCGGCGATGTCGGCGTTCGTCTCAGTCTCTTGCGTGTACGCCTCTTGTGCTGTGGCCCACCGTTTCAGGTAGTTGTCAACCGTGCGACGATCCACGTCGAGGCGCAGGGCAATGGTGGCCTTGATCCCCCCGCTGCCCGCGATGGCTTTCAGTACTTCGTCGAGCGTTCGTTTTACGTTATTGTCCATTGTGTAAAGTGTGGAAAGTTATCCCAAGTCGCTACAATCGATTCTCTCGCTGATGATGCTCAATGTCAATACTCTCAAAAACGGTGTTTTTAGGCATTTTGGCCCACTACATATAGACGAAAAGAGAGATTTGTGGCATTATCGCCCACAGTTAGTGGTCATTTTTACCACAATACTGTATTGTTCAATATACTAATATACATCAGAGCATTTTTCGCTCCCTACGATTGATTCTACGCGGTTTCACGCGAGTGTTTCACGTCCATCCTGGTTTGACATTATCTGTATTGTATGATATACTGTTATTGTAACTAGATAACAAATAACCAAGGAGACCAATGAAAATCTACAGCACCAAGCAAGCCGCCGAATACATCGGCATCACGGTTCAGGGGATGTGGTATCACATCCAGGCCGGTCATATTGTCCCGCAAAAAGCCGGGAAAACTCTGGTCTTTACCCAAGATCAGCTTGATGAATTACAGGCGTCCCGCACGCCAAAGGAGTCTTAAATGTCTATCATCTACGAACCTAAGGGGCGTGCTCGCGAGTATGCACCTCTCGCGGTCAATCATTACCGGGGGTGTACCCACGGGTGTACGTACTGTTATGTGCCCACGATCCCCCCGTATAAGTTCAATGACGACGCCCGCGCCGCATTCCACGCTTGCGGCAGGCCGCGCGCCAACGTCGTCAAACAGTTGAAGGCCGATGTCAAAAAATCGCCAGGCTACGGGCAGCGGGTGCTCCTCAGCTTCACCACCGACCCGTACCAGGAGGCCAACGACAAATACGGCTTGACTCGTCAAGTCATCGAGGTCTTGCACACTGGTGGGTACAACGTCCAGATTCTCACCAAGGGCGGCCTGCGTTCTTTGGTAGACCGCGACCTATTCACGAAGCGCGACGCCTACGCCGCCACGATGACCCTGCTCTCTGATAAGAGCAGCCGCGAATGGGAACCGCTCGCCGCACTGCCATCAGAACGTATCTATGCTCTGCATA